GTTTATTTATACATTTTCGGGGTTTGCTTTCTTTTTGTCAAGAACTTTTTTCTCAGGTGTTACAGTTCCATTTGGATCTGTTGTTTTTACAACAGCTTGTGCAGTAAGACCAAGTTTATCTTTTATGGCCTTATTTTCAAGCAATACGGCGAGATATTCATCGTAACCTATGGTTTGGTCCAACAATCCTGAATAGATTAAATACCTATGAATGACGGGAAGAGGAATAACACCTCCAGCAAAACCTTCTACCATTTCCTTAATTAAACCAGAATCAGGAATACCTTGTGTAAGTGAATTAGGAGCATCAAGAACAACTTGGTCCTTAGGGTATCCTGCCCAATCGCACATGTGTTCCAATCCCTGTTTAATCGCATTCATGGCAGCAAGGAATATAGAATATATCGAAGCTGATTGTGTTGATTGCCTTATACGTAATGCTTCTGCGGCTTCTACTCCCTTACGGGCATCAAGTATGGCAACACCATGCCTAATAGCCTCATCATAAAGATCAGTGATGTGTGCCTTTACATGAGTCAATGCGGCAGTATCAGTTACTGTGTAGAAGATTCTGGCAAGTTCGTTTGGAAGCACAATCATGACAGAAGAACCTACCACATTAGGAAGATCACCATCGTTAGTTGCACCAACAATACAGAGAGTAGGGTTACAGGAGAGATATTCTGAATTTGCAAGATCAGCTTCTTTACGATAAATCTGGATAGAACAATTAGCAACAGGTGCAAGAGGGATAGGTTGCATATCAAAAGAATTATTAATAGATCCAGCAAGATACAAAGGAATCTTTGACGTTGTTTTGCCCATAAAAATGGGAACAATTTCAGAATCATCCTCCAAAGTAGTCCCATCATAAAGGGCTGTATGATACATACCCGCCTCATCAATTGATAAAACCCTGGAAAGTTCCACTACCTCATGGGAAAAAATATCATTGGTTAGGGGTTTACTTTCTTTCATTACCCCTAAAATAAGATTCTTCTCATGTCCTACAACGGCTGTTTTCCAATTTATGAAATCTTCCGCTTTGTATTGAACAAACCTAAACTGGTGTATATCATCAAGAACATCTACCAAAAGAGGAACTCTTCCAGTTTGGAATATTTCAATAACAACATCAAGGAATAATTGTTGAATTGTTTTACCATCTTTTGTGGCCGTTTTAAGAATGTATTCAAGTTGTTTCGGAACATTAAATTCAGGAAGTTTAGTGATAACTATACCAAGAGCACCAGATAAAGCATAAGAAGTAATAAGAGGGAAATGAGCCCTTTCAATATAATTATCATATGCTCCTTCATAGTCACCAGACATTCCAGCAGGACGAGGAAGATACTTTTCTTTTTTGTCCTTGATAACATCCTCTCCATCCATACAATCCCTAATTCTTGTCCACATTCTTTCGACTTTCACATAATCACTATGAATAGTGTCAATTGCTCCAACAGATATCATCTTGCCTCCTTATTTCTTTTTTCCAGTTGATGTTCTCTTATTTTTTAAAATTTACATTGTTACTTTTTTTCTTCTCATTCCCATAAGTTTTCTTGCCAGAAGATATCTTAATCCATCCATTGCGTGGTCTTCTAGTTCTGTGTTAGAAACAAGAGCTCCATTTGCATAATACATTCCAGACTGTACTACTGTCAAATTATATACTTTTGCTTCTCCGTAATTCCCATCCACATGCGTAACCACAAGTTTGTGTTTCTCTTTTTTTACATGGGCTTGTCCAGAAAAATTTTCCACACATAACACATTCTTTTTTGATTTTTCCTGACATCTTATCCCTGCATTCAATTGAACAAAATTTCTTTGAGGGATGTTTTGTAACAACAGGCCTACCACAGTAATCGCACGTAAATTTTCGTTCGGGAGTATTTTCACGGCATTTTTCAATATTAAGTCGAAGCTGTTTTTTACCTTGTTCAGATTTTCTCCATGTTTTAAGTTTTTCGTATAAATCCCCACCTTCAACATGTCTTTCTTGCATGTGGAATCTTGCGTGATCTGAGCCATGAAGCAATTCAAGGTTTTTACGACTGCAATCAAATTTAATTCTGTTTTTATGATGCAATTCATGTCCTTCTGGAATTGGGCCAATATAGTATTCCCATTTTGCTCTGTGCAATAATGTTGTTCCATTGAAAAATTTACTATTATCTGGATGGCATTCAAAATATCCTTCATCATAACTGGTGAATTTGATTCCTCTGAAATGAGTAATGAGTTTGGACATAAAACATCTCCTTCTTTTAATAAACTTAATGGAATTAATCCTTCATTTTCCACACAAACTTTATGGTCTGGAGTTCCAATTAACTCAATGTTACCAGAAACTATTACTCGGGAAATTTTTGAATATCCAGATAATCCAGATTTTATAACTTTTCTATATCCTAATGGAGTATTTACTAAATCACCAATCTGTATATCTTCAATAGGAACATCCTTATTTTTAGTTCGTACCATTGTTCCAGCAACAAAACAGTTAATATCTTCCGGTTTTTTCTTGTCTCTCTGCATGATAGGTAATGTTCTAATGTGATGTTCTGCTTGTTGAAAAAAATAAAGATGAGGAGTTTCAAGATCATGTCGTTTTGCCGCTCCTAACATTTGTCGAATAATTGCCCATCCTGAAATTCTTGATCCAGCACCTTTGTATGCTTTAGTCCAATTACACCCTGCCACACTCATTGAGGCACCAATAGAAGTTCCATCTTTAACATCCCAAATTGAAGTATCAGCAGGACCTGCCAGGACCCTTATACTATACTCTTGAAACAAAGCCCTGTCAACCTCTAAAATCCGATTAGCTATAACAGAAGAAGTTGCCCTATCTCCTTCATTAGCAATACCATTCCACCCATATATTTCCTTTACAATAATAACTGATTTATTTGGAAAATAGGGAAGAGGAACATCAATAGGTTCAGGTTGTTCTCCATTAGATTCTGCACCATAAGTAACTGACCAAGGCCTACTTGATCCCCAGTCAAAACTTCTAACTATTTTCCAAGATTTAGGAATTTTAAAATTAGGAAGTACGTGTGTCCTTGGATCCCAAACATCAGTAAAAAACCCACCTGTAACAAGATCCCATGAACCGTAGACCCATGCCTTTCTCAACAAATCATTATCTTTGGTCATGGCATGTAATCTTGCTGTATAGTTTGGATCTGCTTCCATCATAGCAAGGTTTTCAGTCAAAGAACTAACAATATGTGTTCTTTTCATCCCAGTTTCATCAGTGAAAACTCTTTCTGGTTTCATTTTATCAATAAAACGAGCTTTTACCCATTGATGACCAGGGCCAGAAGGGTTACACGTTGCTCTGTATTTTAACTTGATGTTTTTGTTTGAGGTACGACTGCAAGACATCATTTTAAGATACAGTTTATCAGTTGGATGGTTTGTTAGCTCCTCCCATCCAATAAATACGTACGAATGTCCATGATAGGCTTCGTAATCGTCTTCCACTCGGGCATAATTCATCCATAATGTTTCTTCATCTGCAAAAGTCCATATTTTTCTTTGATTATTAAATGTGGTATTAGGAAAAATCTGGGGAATCCACTTTTTAGATTTGGTTATAAGATCTCCAAGCTCTGTTGTAGCTTCACGAAGAATTAATCCCTTATAATCTGACCCATAACCTTGTCCTACACCTTGAAGAAAGTCCATTAATAGAACATCTGTATTGTGTGTAACAATCACATCATCAGTAATATATAGACTATTGGGATTATCAACTTTGATGCATTGACAAGGAAGTATTTTTGAAGGAGTTATGGATTTAATCTTTCTTCCCATATAACCATGCTGATATGTTTTTCCTTCACACAGGTCTTTCTTTCTTGTAAGTCTAAATAAGTCACCTGTATTAGGAAATACAATTCTAATATCATAGGCTTTTTTACAAACAATAATCTCACCTTCTTTTTTGTATTTTCCTTGGTAAGATATAAAAGAAGCTCTGCCTCCCAAACAACGAACTAAAAATAAAACAGCATCTTTAAGTTGTGGACTTGTGGTAGTATAGGATGCAGAATTACCTCCTTGATCAACAGTTCCATCAGTATCCATTAATCCTTGAAGGAGTGCTAATCTTTCTTCCTTTGTTCCAAACAAAAACTTATTAGGAATAAATTTAGTATCTGATAAGGTACCAATAAGATCCATTAGTTGGATATTTTTAAATACGTCAGATCCTGATTTAACTCTATAATCTATAGTTTCACATTTTAACTGTTCAAATCCAAATTTCTTTACATAATCAACAAGTTCTTTATCCACTGAGGTAAACGACACTCGATAATCGTTAGCAAAAGAACCGTCACCAAGAAGAAGACCTAATAAATAGGGATCCATAGAATATTGAAAAGTATCCTGATGTGTAAACTTTACGCTTTTAGGAACAGGAATAATAGGAGTCTTATGTGG